ATGAGAGAGGAATTTTATAATGGTTTAGAAAAATAAAGTAATTATTTGTATATTTGTACCTGATGAGTAACGGCATCAATTATAATAATATTTTAATCCCATTGGTGAGTAGAGTCCGTTACCTCGAAAGCCGATGGGTTTTTTATTTTATATAAATGGCAAAAAATTTTCCATATTTTAAATTTACTGCTACTGAATGGCTAACTGGGGATATAGTTTATGAAACATTAGAGCTTCAAGGTTTATTTATTAATATTTGCGCTTTATATTGGCAAAGAGATGGTAAATTAACAATTGAAGATTTAATTAGAAGGTATAAAAATGAATCATTAATTAATGAGTTAATTAATAGATATATTTGGAATGATCAAGGAAATATATTAATTAAATTTTTAGATGAACAATTAATTGAAGCTAACCATATTTCAAAAGTAAATTCTGAAAATGGCAAAAAAGGTGCGGAGGCTAAACGAAATAAAGCGAACGCTAAGCGACCGCTTAACGATAGTAAAGCGATTTTAAGCAAAGAAGAAAAAGAAGAAGAAATAAATAAGAATAAGAATAAGAATAAAATAAAAGAATTTGTTTTTCTTTCTGAATCTGAACTTAATAAATTAAATGAAGAGTTTGCATCACATGAAGTAGAATGGTTGCTAAATAAATTAAATGATTATAAAGCAAGTACAGGAAAGAAATATAAGTCAGATTATGCTGCAATTAATATGTGGGTTAAAGATGCCTTTAAAAAAGCTAAAATTGATTTTGTAAAAGAAAACAATACAAGCCAAGTAAGGATAACAACTGCTATGCAAGGGATTGAAAACATTAACTGGGACGATTACACGAAAAAACGATGAACCAACTAAACACAATAAATGGATTCTCAGGAATAGAACTTGAAGCCATGCAAAAGTTACCCGATAATTACAGGTATTTTATTGAAGCAAAGAATCAGAAAAAAATTATTCATTGCGATAAGCAAGAAGTATTAACTCAAATTTATGCCTTAATTGTAAAAACGATTGAACTCAGCGGAGAAAGTAAAAAATACAATTTAGACAACCAACAAACAAAAAACGTGTCAGGATTCATTTATGACACTATTTTAGAACAATATAAGGCTACAACACTAAATGAGTTAGAAAATGCGTTTAATGGCGGTTTACGTGGCGAATTCGGGGATTATGTAGGATTTGGAGTTACTACCTTTTCAAAATTTTTAAAAGGTTACATGAATTCACCAAAAAGAGAGCAAGCATTAAAAGAATGGATGAAGCTACAAAACCAACCATTAACCACGAATAAACCAGTGATGAAGTTCTTTGATCAAAACATGGATATAGCTAACTACTTTTTTAAAATATGTGAAGCTAAAAACTCTGAGCGTTTTGGAACGGTAATTAATCATGAAGACAACGTGATGTTTTTGCCCGCAATAATGGATTTTTTAAACGATAATTTTAAAATATCATTTACAGATGAGTCAAACAAAACTATAATTCAAAAAGCTAAGATAAAATACAATAAGTATATTGTTAAATCGGATTTAAAAGAAAAAGATCCGCAAGGTTATAATTCAATTATAAAATCAGTAGTTGATGGAAACAATAGAACATTTGAGCACTATACAAAAGTTGAAACACTGATTTTTTTAACTTTAAAACTAAAAGAGCAAAACAAAACATTTAATGATTTGAAAAAAATATAACTACCAAATATGCGCTACAAAAAAATATGAGTAGTATGGTTCATACAGCATCATTCGGCAGGTGCACCTGCATAGGTTAACGGGTGTTAATTGTTTTACCAGAACAAGCGACCATACTATTTAAAAAAAATAATAAATAAAATATGAAAAACAAAATAATAGAATGGGCAAAGGAACGACAACTAATAAGTCCTAATAACGCCCCAAAACAAGCATTAAAGCTAAGTGAAGAAGTCGGTGAACTTGCAAGGGCTATCTTGAAAGATAATAAAGAAGAGCAAATTGACGCGATCGGCGATATACAAGTCGTTTTAATTATCTTAGCTGAACAATTAGGCATTAATTATGAAGACGCTTTGAAATCAGCTTATGAAGTAATCGCAAAGAGAAAAGGTAAAACAGTTAATGGAATATTTATTAAAGATGTTTAATTTTGTCAAGTGATTGACGAACTAATAAAAAACAAATTATATAAACAAATAACTCGGAACGTTTGCCACAATCACGAATTACAAGACGACCTCCACTGCGAAGCTATTCTAGTTATAATAGAGAAAAAAATAAACTTTGATGAAATCAGAAATCTTCAATATTTTTTCTCAGCTGTAGTTTGGAAAACATGGCACTCAAATAAGTTCAAAAAAAAGTATTTTCAAAATCATTTAGAGTTTATTGATAACATAAACAAAGAAGAGGAAAAGCAAAACGAAATAAATTACTCAACACTAATTGACTTTTTATCAAAGCCTCCCATAAATGATACTGAATACTATGAACAAAATCTTTTGCGGCTTTACATCGAATGCGGAGATTCAAAAAAGTTAAGTGATAAGACCAAAATCCCTTATAGAACAGTAGTCAATGACATTAAACAAATAAAGGATAAACTAAAAAAAAGACACAATGAAAAAAATTCTCATTAAGGCAAACATGAGCAATCTAAATGGTTTATCATACCATAGATTAATCGTTCCTTATGCTAAGGTAAGCGACATGCAAGAATTTCAGATTGATGTTTTCCAAGACATTAGCCTATTAGATGAAAATAAATTAAAAGAATATAGTGCAGTAATTTTTCAAAGGGAAATAGATGTTAACGGAAAATCAATTGAGCTAATTAATTACTATCATTCACTTGGATTAAAAGTAATATTTGATATTGACGATTATTGGGTATTACCTCAAACACATCCACTTTTCAAAGTATTTAAAGAATTCAAAATCGTAAAGCAAACTGAAGATATTTTAAAACATGTTGATTTAGTCACAACTACAACAAAACATTTAGCTAGTAAAATAAGCAAGTTTAACAAATCAGTTGAGGTGTTGCCTAACTGTCTAGATTTAGAAGACGAACAATGGGAATCAAATAAAACTTATTCTGAAAAGGTTAGATTTGGCTATATTGCTGGCGTTCACCACATGGTTGATGTTCGGATATTACAAATGCCTATAAGAAAAATATTAAGGCAAAACATAAATGCTATGTTTGTTTTGGGAGGCTATAACGATAATGATCATTATAAATATTATGAAAATGTAATGACAGCGGGAAACCTTAATTCTAATAGTTACATTAGGATCAATTCAATGCCAGTACATGACTATGGAACAGCTTATAATCATACCGATGTATCTTTAATACCTTTAGAGAAATCAGACTTTAGCGCATGTAAAAGTGAAATCAAACTTTTGGAAGCCGCAGCACATAACAACGCTGCAATAGTTTCAAATTGTTTGCCTTATAACACTTTTCCAAGCGATACAGCTATTTTTTTAGAGAATAGTGATGTTAATGGTTGGTTTAAGGCAATTAAACGTTTAAGCGCAGATAAATCATTAATACAGGATTATTCACAAAGATTAAAAGAATACACAACTAAAAATTACGACTTAAAAAAATGGACAAACACACGCAAACAAATACTAAGATCGGTATTGGCGTAACCACAACACCGAACCGAAAGGGCTATGTAGATAAATGGCTTGAGTGCTTCAATAAAGTAAAGCCTAAGGGCTATCATTTACACATACATGATGATGTACATTATAAGGGTGTAGCTTATTCAAAGAATCAAAATTTAAAAACACTTAAAAGTTGTGAACATATTTTTTTGTTCGATGATGATTGCTACCCTATTAAAAATGGATGGGCTGAATATTTTATTGAATCATTAGAAAACCATTTGTTATACTTACAGCCAAACCACAACATATACGCTAAAAGAGGAAATTTAGAGATGTATAGAGATTGCGGAGGTGTTTTTATGTACCTTAATAAAAGAACGTTTGATAAAGTAGGTTATTTTAATTCTGAGTATGGTCAATATGGATTTGAACATGCGGGATATTCAAACAGGATTCATAAAGCCGGTTTAACATCTTCACCTTACCAACAATTAAAAGATACTGATAAATATTTGCTTGCTATGGATTATAGCGGTCAACTATGCGGAGTGGTTAAACAGTTTAGCATAAGCGAAGCCGAAAAGCAAAAACAAATTAACATAAATAGAAATGTTTTTTTAAAGGAATTACAAAGCCCTCAAATCTTTTATAACTTTGCAGAGTGAAAGCGCACATACTCTTTAAGCTAACAACAAGAAGCCGACCAATAAAGGCAAAAGCATCAATTGATAACATCATTGAAAAGTGCAACTCAAATGATTACACTATTTTAGTAAGCATTGACGAAGATGATGAAACAATGAAAAACTTTGATTATAAAGACGACAACGTTTATATTGTCAGAGGCAAATCAAAAAATAAAATAGATGCTATAAATCGTGACATGAATATTTTCACACATTGGGATATTTTAATAAATACATCCGATGACATGGTTTTTAATGTGAAAGGTTTTGATGAAATAATAAGACAGGACTTCAATGGATATTATGACCAAGTACTTCATTATTCAGATGGGTTTCAAAAAGCAAACATTATGACTATGAGTATAATGGGCATTGATTATTACAATCGTTTTAAATACATTTACCATCCTTCTTACGAGTCACTTTGGTGTGATGCTGAAGCTACAGAGGTGGCATGGATGCTGAATAAATATAAATACATGGGCGACCTAAAACAATTATTTACCCACATGCACCCAGCGTGGAATATGTCTGAGTATGACCAACAATACATGAAAACGGAAGCTCATGAAGTAAATGAAAAGGATTTAAAAACATTCATTCAAAGAAGAAACAAAAATTATAACATTCCAGATCATTTTATAATTAATAAACCCACTAAATTTCATGTATAAATTAAGTGTATTAATACCAACTTTGCCAAATAGATTTGAAGTGTTTTCTAATTTAATGTTTGATTTAAAATTTCAATTGCAAGCATTAGATAAAACAAATGAGGTTGAAATAATAACAGATGATTCAATTTACAAAAGCATAGGAGAAAAAAGAAATTATCTTTTAAATTTAGCTAATGGCGAATATGTTTGCTTTATAGATGATGACGACAAAGTAAGTGATGATTACTTTAAAATTATATTTTCAGCAATAGAAAACAAACCCGATAATTTAAGTTTAAAAGGAATAATAACTATAGATGGGCAACTACCTAAATACTTTGAGCACTCAATCAAATATAACGAATATAAGACTACTCAAAACCTAATTACATACGAAAGATACCCCAACCATTTAAACGTTATTAAAGCTGAAATAGCAAAGAAGTTTAAATTCCCTGAAACAAACTTTGGCGAAGATACTGACTGGGCAACACAAATAAAAGATAGCGGACTTCTTAAAAAAGAAACTTACATAGATAAAATTTTATATTACTACAGATACATAAGCAACAAATGAATTTAGCGGCGGTAATTGTTGAAACAAGGGATTACCCTGACATCAACGAAATAATTAAAAGACATTTAGATAAATTACCAAAATATACCAAACTTTATTTTTTTGGTAGTAAGCAAAATAATGAAAGAATTACATACCCACATAAATTCAAAGAGGTTGAAATTAAAACAGGTTTAGAATATTGCTATTTAGTGACTAAAGTTGCATTTTGGAATGAAATACAAGAAGAAAATATTTTAATATTTCAAAGGGATTCGGGAATAATTGGTGGTAATATTGAAGATTTTTACGAATATGATTACATTGGTAGTCCATTAAAAGGCGAACCACTATTTGTTTACAATGGCGGTTTATCATTTAGGCATAAATCAGTAATGATTGATATTTGCAAAAATTGGGAATACAAAAACCCTGAAGAAGGACATGAAGACGGATTCTTTTCGCATAGAGTTCAGGAACATTATAAAAAAACACCTCGTGAAGTTGCTGAAAAATTTTCAGTTGAAAATATATTTAGGCTAGGAACTTTTGGATATCACCAAATAGAAACAAGTTTAACACCTCAGCAAGTAGAACAAATAAAAAATCAAAAATATGAATGAACTAACTGAAATATTAAACAAATATAAAATCAATGGTTTTGAAAATGAAGGAGGAACTGATAAAGCCACTGATCATTCTTATGATACTTTTTATTGCAAAGAGTTAGAACGATTTAAAAATGAAACAGGAACTTTACTAGAGATAGGTTCATTTAATGGTGGTAGCGGTTTAATGTGGCATGAATACTTAAAAGGATTTCATATAGTAATGACCGACATTGAAAACAACATCGCAAATAAAGTAAAAGAAAAACTTAATAGAAGTGAATTTATTTTAATGGATGGGTACCAAAAAGAAAGCATAAAAATTTTAAAAAATAAATATCCTGAAGGGTTTGATGTAATAATAGAAGATGGTCCACATAATTTAGAAACTCAAATGTTTGCTTTAAAAGAATACTCCAAACTATTAAAAAAAGGCGGTGTATTAATTATTGAAGACATACAAAGTGAAAGTGACTTAAACGAACTATTAAGAATTAAATTAAGAGGTAAAACAATCGAAGTAGTTGATTTAAGGCACATTAAAAATAGATATGATGACTTAATGATAGTAGTAAGAAAATGATACAATTACTAGCAACAACATACATAATAGCAAAGTTTATTCCTAAACCTATTTTGTTACATCGTAAACCTTTTACCTGTCCTCTATGCTTAACTTATTGGACATTCTTAATTCATGAAATATTTTATTTTACAACTATTTACAATTTTATTACTATTCCTTTTACCTTTGCACTATTAGCAGCATTAGCAGAACAAATAAACGATAAGTATTTATTATGATACCTCAAAAAATATCAGAGCAACTGTTAAACTGGGAATCAATGGGTAAGAACTATTCACCTACTTTTAACTGGACAGAATTAAATGATATAGCTGTTAACTTAGGAAACAAACCTTTTAATTTAGGATGCTCAGAATGCAGAAGACAACTACTCGAATTTTTACTAGCAATAATAAAAGATGGAATCAGTAAACAACCCTAAACACTACGGAGGTGATAGCACCTACGAAGCTATAAAAGTAATAGAAGCATGGGAACTAAACTTTCATTTAGGCAACGTAATAAAATATGTTAGCAGAGCAGGGAAGAAAGACAAAACAAAATACAAAGAGGACTTATTAAAAGCAAAGTGGTATTTAGATAGATTTATCGGTACTTTATAAAAGAAATATAAAGAACAAATGACGAATAATGACATATTAAAAAAGAAAATGATTGAAGCGTTGGAAAAGTCATTAAACATAGTTACCACTGCTTGTAAAGAAGTTGGAATAAGTAGAGAAACTCATTACAGGTGGTTAAAAGAAGATAAGCAATACAAGCAAGCTGTAAAAGAGATTGACAATGTAGCCTTAGACTTTGCGGAATCAGCATTACATCAACAAATAAAAAAAGGTAATCCACTAAGCACAATGTTTTATTTAAAATGTAAAGCAAAGAAAAGAGGCTACATCGAGCAACAAGAAGTTAAGTTAACAGGCAACATGAAATTTAAAGCGGACTTTGGCGAAGGCAATTCTATACAATCCACATCCGAATCAGAGGAAAATACATAATGCAATAAATAACGGAACTGAAAAATACTATGTGATAAACATAGGAAGACAGTTCGGTAAAACTTTATTAGCATTGAATCAAATGTTATTTTGGGCTTTAAATAATAAAGGTTCAAAAATAGCATGGGTAAGCCCTGTTTACAAACAATCAAAGAAAGTATTTGAGGAAACATTTAAAGCATTTGCTAAACGCCCGGAGATTTATCGAAAGGTTAACCAGTCTGAATTAATAATCGAATACATCACAGGCTCAACAATTCAATTCTTTAGCGCAGAACGATACGATAATATTCGTGGATTTACTTTTGATTATTTAGTTTGTGATGAGTTTGCCTTTATGGATGAAAAGGCATGGACTGAAGTTTTAAGAGCAACTGTTTTGGTAAAAGGTAAAAAGGTTCTTTTGATTTCAACTCCAAAAGGTAAAAATCACTTTTACAAAATGCACCAACTTGAAGGCATTAATGATCAATACAAAGCCTTTACAATGACTTCATACGATAATCCAATGATTAACCCATCTGAAATAGATGATGCAAGGTTAACGCTCCCTGAAATGATTTTCAGGCAAGAATACTTAGCCGAGTTTGTCGATGGATCAGCAATGTTATTTAATAACCGTTTGTTGTCGGATAACAAACCTTACGGAAGATCATTTGCGGGTATTGACTTGGGAAGAGCAGACGATTACTCGGTGTTATCTATATTCAATGAGAAAGGTGAACAGTTCTATATTGAACGTTGGAGGCATAGTGACTGGGCTACTATAGTTAAGAATATAGCAAATGGATTAAGGGCAAACAATGTGCAAACAGCATTAGTTGAGGTAAACTCAATAGGGGATGTGATATTCGAAATGCTGCAAAAAGAATGTTCAAGTTATTGTGCAATAGAACCATTTGTTACAACTAATCAAAGCAAAAAGGAAATCGTTGAAAGTTTAATCGTGGCAAACCAAAATAAAGAAGTAAAATTTTTCAATGTGGAATGGTTAGACAAAGAACTTGAAATGTTTACCTATGAATACAATCCAAAAAGTAGAGTGATTAAATATGCGGCTACAAGCGGATTTCATGATGATGGGATAATGGCTACATGTTTAAGTTTTCACGCATACAATAAATATAAATCAGGTAGATATACTATATTATAATCGGTACTTAAAATAAAATGAAAATAGTTTTACCAAATAGTTGGAACGGAGTAACAATAGATCAATTTCCTTTGATATACGACATATTGAAGGATAAGGACATACAGTATATTGACAAAGAAATAAGGATAATTAGCATACTTTCAAACGTGCCTGTAAGCGAGTTAGAACGTTTACAGATTGACTCATTGAAAGAGCTTATTAACTCAGTAAACTTTGTTTTTAAAATGGATTTTCCAAAGGCGGTTGAAAAATTTACGCATGAAGGTTATGAGTGGTTTGTTAATTACGACATCACTAAACTAAGCGCTGGAGACTTTATAAGCATAAGTAAGTTAGCAACTGATGAAGACTCAGTTATGAGTAACCTTGCGGAAATAACAGCTGTATTTGTTAAGCCTTACAAGAGAAAGTGGTTTAAGTATGAAGAAGTAAGAATAGACTATCATGAGCGAATGCAGTTAATTAAAACCTTACCAATAGGTGTTATTTACCCTGTTGCGCTTTTTTTTTGCAAGGTTATGGAGGCTTTACATCCAGTTATTCAGGATTATTTGGAAAACGAATTAATCAAAGCGAACAAGATGGCGAACAAGTTGATAAAACAGAGCAAGATAAACATTTAGAGTATTGGGGCTGGTATGTAACATTGGACTCTTTAAGCAATAAAGACCGAACTAAATGGGACTATTATCTAAACATGAATGTGGTTGCTTTTTTGAATTATTTAAGTTTTGTAAAAGATCGTAACAAATGGCAAAGTTAGATGAACAGGCATCGAAGAAACTAGATAAATTCTTTAAAGATGTCGAAGACAAAGCAAACGTTATATTTAACCAGCCCAAGGCTGTATTAGATGAGGTAGTGCAAAACTTCATCTTTAAGATTAAAAGCAATTTAAAAGAAAATGATTTAGAAGCTAGTGGAAGATTATCCGCATCTATTCAGGCTTTGCCTTATATTATTAGCACAGGCTCTGTAAAGGTTAAAATAGAACTTGAAGACTATTGGAAGGATGTGGAC